ACCGCGGCGGCGTGGCTCTGCGTCCGGGCGACGGCGTTATCCACTCCTGGCTGAACCGCATGCTGCTGCCGGATACCGTCGGTACCGGTGGTGACTCCCACACCCGTTTCCCGCTGGGCATCTTGTAGCGCCGCGCGAAATTTGGAGCGGTTTAGCGCGATAATTGGAGCGTCTAAATAATTGCGTAGTTAGAAACTTAGTTTCAGATTGCCACCCGCTCGAACTGATGCCTGTGCCGTTGGATTGACTCGAATCCATCGCGCACAGACCACAGCTCAAGAATCACCTGCCCGGAATACGTCGTCGACAGTGTCAGCGTCTCAGCTGTCACCCCGGTCTGTGCAACCAACTCAGCCTCGGTATCTGCACGCAGGAGTCGCGCCGAGTATGTTGTGCCGGGCTCAGGCCCCACCGTGCCGAGCGTTGTATCGATCAACTGATCCGCTTGCATCAGGCGGTCGCGGTGGGCGTATGTCACGATCACATCTCCGGTAACCTCATCGGGATAATAGACACCCCCGATCTTGAACTGCCCGGGGGGATACGGTCGCCCCTGCCGCCCAATTAGAGGCAGGGTATCGGTACCCGCGAGCACTGGGTCCAGTTGGCCCTCGCTTGTATTTGTTAGCAACTGAGCATTGATGCTGATACCGGGCGAATAGACTGTTTCATCAACACCTTCGAATCCGTCATAAAACCAGATCCGCGCCCCTGCGTTGTGCTCATCCGGCACAGTATCAATGCAGCCTCTGGCCAGCGTGAGGACGCCGGTGCTGTAGTCGATCGCATCGACTCGGAATATTTCGTCATCGATCAGCGCGGCTGTACCGGCATCCACATCATCCAAACGGCTTGCAGCGCCGACGGTCACTTGTACCGCCGCCGCGCTTTTGTCGATGTCCGCCGATATCAACCCCGTTGGACACCAGTCCTGAACACCACGATCGACGAAATCGCCACTGCCCCCAACGCGATCGGTGAAGGTGTAACTGAGTGACATCGATGTCGGCGCTTCAGCCAGCGCCGCAATGTAACTTGCGGTGTCGTCCAGCAGCTCCAGGTTTGCCGGGTCTAGCACCCCGGCGATTTCTCTATATGGCACTTCGATCAGTCGTCTGATCGTAACCGCCTGCGGCCTGCGATCCGGCGGTTGCCAGCCGATCGGCGGAGTTGCGATGTAGCTTGTCGTCGCCAGGCTAAAAACATCCTGTAGAGCGGTAATCGTGATACCCCCGTCATTGAGAGTGCCGTCCTCTATTCGCCCGGCGCGAACAACGATTGACTCTATCCCACGCTTCGTCGAACGCAGCCGAAACGGTTGCCCCGGCGTCAGCGTGCGCCCACGTCGATCGAGCACCACCTTGAACCGCTTCAGCGCTGACGTTTTGATCCGCAGATCCCGATTGGCCAGCCGGGCCGCTATTTCCGCCGTGGGCGCGCCTGGATACTCCACCTGTTCGCTAGAACTGCCGCCGGATCGCTGTGCAACAGCGCTGTTTACCGCCCGTACGGTACGCATATCGCCAGTGATGGCATCTTCATACTGAACGACCAACTGGCTCGGCACTGAGTCCGCGTCTCCAGCCGATGATTCATCTTTTGAGATCTCCAACAGTCCGCTGTCCTCATCGAACAACGGCAGGCTGGCTTCGTCATAGTCGGCACGCAGCAGTCTGATGCAGATGAGCCCGGTTGTCCGGTCGAGATAGATCTCTGCACTGATATGAGCCACCACGTTATCGCGGAAATTTTTGAATGAGTCGCTGCGCTTCCACTCGAAACAGAGGCCGAGCTGTTCGGCATACAACGTATCAGCGGCGGCACGCCACTTCGCCTCATCCATGAACGCCCGCTCCAGCCCTCGAAACCGGCGTCCGGTGTACATCAAATAGAGGATATGCGCTGGGTTCATAGCTTTTATCTGATTATCCGCAAGCCAGATAAACTGTTTCTCCGGATACCAGACACCTTCAGCGTCCCATAACCGATTGCCGCCGCGCCGGAGGATCTCCCAGGGTTTTGGATACGGGTTATTTGAGGTGATCAACCCCGAGTAAAACGCCGTTGTAATGCCGCGAAATCCGGGCACGATCCCGCCCAGCATCGAAACCAGTTTCGCAACCGGTGTCTGCGTTTCTTCGCCGAACATCACGTCGAGTGTACCGGATAGCCCACCTTCGCCTTTATCCCCCCCGAATAGCTCAGGCGCATCGATCAGCACCTGGCCGTTATCGGTGATCGACCCGGTCCACGCCGTCTTTGCGCTCGCTCTAATCGCACAGATTTCATCGAGCGGTTGGCCCAGCCCCATATGTATATCGAATGAGTATCTATAGCCGCCCGGCTGCGACTTTGAACTACTGCCCATTGCGCAGTGCCTCGTAATCGTGGGCGTGCTCTACCAACCGTCGTGCCAGCGCATCACCGGTTGCGAGCAATCTCTCTTCATCGATCCCGTTACGAAAAAACGCCATCCAATCCAGATTGTGCTGCGCAAACCACTGCCGCGACTGACGATGACAAAATCCCACCCGGTTAGTCCATGTCGGAACAGTGTGAAGGTGTTCCATCGTGATAATCATTTTTTCGACCCCTTGGATTTAATCGCCTTTGTTCGGTAGTTGCCGACAGTCAGCACCATCCACGATTTCGTCCACTTCTGCCCGAACACTACGGTTTTCTCTTCCCCTTCTTTACAAAGCGGGAAATCAATATCTTCGAACGCAGTTGGCTTGGGTGATTTTGGCTTGGGCGCCAACGCGGCGGTGAGGATGTATGACGCGACGAGTATTACAATTTGACCCCACATACGCTCACCAGACCTGATTGCCGTCGAACGGAGAGGAGCTCTGCAACTTGTTTTCGCCCCGGAAATTCAACTCATTGCCGTATTTACTGTGGCAGGTCTCGATCAAAAAATCGCACCCGGGATAGACGCTCAGCAGCGCCCCGCCCGGAATACCGATTGTGCCGCCGAGCATGGTTAGCGTATCGCCCTGATGCGCTTCAATATGTCGTCGATCGACGTTGCCATCTCCCACTGACCAGGCGACAAATCCGCCTGTGAACCAGCCCTCCGGATAGGTCTCGAATACACCGCTGGTAATGACTGTGTCCGATAGGGTTTGAGGCGTTATATCAACGCGGTACAGCTCCAGGTTCACTTTACAGCGCCAATCACCCAGCACCGCTGTGCAGCTCAAACAGTAGATATCGGTCAGCCCCGGTCGCTCCATACTCGCTTCAATGCTCAAACAACTGATCTGGCATCGGTCGGGCTCCGGCCAATCGACAGTTTTGATGCTCCCCACCCACGCGATAACGGCCTCGTCGTCGCCGTAATGCATATCACGCACAACCAGCCGCACCTCATCGCTCGGCGATACCCCTCGGTACAGCTGTGCGACCTCGATGTCGGCGAAGACGGTTATGATCAGTTTGTCTGTATTCGGATCGCCCGACTGAATGATGCCGTTATCCGAGATACCGCCCCGGATCGAGTGGTAAACCTGGTTATCCCAGACGATATTGCGATCGCAACTGGCATACGCAAATCGCCACAACCCCCGGCTGAACTCATACAATCGGATGGGTTGTCCGGCTGCCAGTGACTGTTCGCGCTGATCAAAACTCATCGTCACGTACCCCCTGAAACGATACCGCACTGCGTGCGGGGCCTTCACTGTCGGTGATGTGTTCGATCTCGACCGTATCGTTTGCACCGCGGCATAGGCTGAGATAGCTAATGCGCCCCACCTGCTCTGGCGTTACCTGCCGCCCGAGAGCGCCGTCGATGACCAGCCGTTCGATCTCATCATCAATTTCTGTGCTTGCTGTGATACGGCGGTGAAATATAGTGCCATCGCGCAGTTCGATGCGGATGTCACGGCGACCGGGCCGCTGCTGGCCAAATCGGCTATAGCCGATGTTCACGACATCGATGCCGGTATCGGCTGGCTCGATCGTTACGCTCAGCGTAATGTCGTCGGCGAATGTCGGTAGCCAGAGTGCGGCCTGACGACCGCGCAGCGCGTAGATCAGCGATCGCCAGGCTGCCCGCTTCTCCCGCCCCATATCGATCCAGCGATAACCGAGCATCGTCAACGCCCGCTCGGCTATGTCAGTGCGTAATGGCAGCGAGAGGCCGCTGTCCAGTTCTGTGACTAGTCGCTGAAACTGACTCGTGAGATTTTCCGTTTCGTCGGGGCGTTCTTCGAGTACCGGCCAGCCGCGATACAGTGTCGTCGGCATCATCTCGGGCCAGTCACTGATCTCGGCCAATCGAAACCGGACGCGGGCTCCTTGAGCCTGGTCTGTGATACGCTCCAGCGCCGGTTGATCGAGCAGCTGCGCGGTGCGAACCGGATAGAGCCGACTACCCCGGCCCCAGCTGCGAGCAGTGCCACGCACAAGATCAAGGCCAGCACTGTCGATCGCGTTTATTTCAACCACTTCATAAACGATGGCGTCTTCGCCGCGCAGCATCGCCAGGCCGCCCGCCCTAAAATCCAGATTATCGGTGCTGCAATCGATTCGATCGCTGCCTGCCGTTACTGGGGAGGTTAACCACTGTATATCCGGCCACACCGGCAGCGCCCATGTGCGCGCTCCCCAACCGAACAGCATCATATCCAGCAGTTGGCGCTCGCGCCCTTCGACGTACATCCGCGCCTCAAACTCTCGCCTGGGACTCAGCAGCAATGCCCGGCGCAGCTCTGCACAGGACTCGCTCCGCTGGATATCAGTCGAGAATGACAAGCGCTCGGTAATGCTGTCGCCCCAATCCGGGGCAAACGACCAGCCGATAATACGTGTTGCCGTGATATGCAGCGCTACATCATCGCCGGAACCGAACGCCCAATGCAGGTAGGTATCCAACACAGGAGTGCCGTCAGGCGTAACGGACAGCGTGTATTCGCGCACCTGTAACGCATTGAACAGCAGTGGCGCGGAGGGCTGGCCGGTGAGATTGACGCCTTCCTGCACCTGCGGCTCCGCCGTCATTGTCTGGGACTCTAGATAGGCGTTCCAGACATAAACCGGATTGACCTGTTCGGATACGATGTTGCCGAGGATCAGCTCATTGGGATCGATGTGTATGCGGTAGTAGTAATCATCCATAAATGTGGGCATGCGGTAGCTGTCAACTGACAGCTCCAGCTCACTGATTGGCAGCTCTGACACGACTGCGTCAGCCGTAGGCGGGGCGATATCGACAGGCAGAATCGGCGGCGACAGATCGACAGGGCCGAGGGTGTCCAGGTTGTCGGAAAAATCCGTGGCCGCGGGCCTGGTTGGAGTAACTCCGACAACATCGTAGGCGATAACGGCGCTCATCACGCCACCACTTTATACGCGATGCCGCGCTGGCCGCTGAACCCGCCCTTCTGATACCACGGGAACACTTTCCAGAGATCCGAGCCGAGAGTAAATTCGGCCCCTGGCAGGTATCCGGTCATATCAATGTAGCGTATTCCCGGTACGCTGCCGATCGGACACAACGATTCACCGGCGCTATTCAGCGAAACCACATTCGGCACCAGCACGCCCACGCCGTTGAGGGGATTCGGGGCGAAATCACGTACCACTTTGTCGTGACAGCCCCCACCCTGGCATACCATCCCCTGATAGGTCGAAACCGGAGAGCGACCAGAATTCGCCCAGTTATCGAACGATCCGAATGCAACTCGCACCATCGATCCCTGCAAGCCATTTAATGTCGACAAATAATCAGCAGACCGGAATGGGACCAGTTCGAGCTGATAATTCGCGTTATCTGCCGATGCGCCCAACCAGTTATTGTAATTCATGGAATCCGTTACATGCTTGCCGCAGGCCGCGTAGAAGAATCGTCCACCACCCGGCGCAGCGGGGTTGAACAGATCGAGCGTACCGCAGCCAAACCTCAAAAACTGACCGCTGACCGTTTCCACTTCGCAGTAGAGCGTTTTGCTATCTGTCGCAAAAAAATGATATGGGAATGGGCCAAAATTCAACACCAGCGGCATCATGACATGCCCCTGATCGCCGCCGTACGTACTGCCACGCTGAGGATATCCGGGTTGCCTATCCCAGGCATCACCCGCCGCATAGCCGTCGGACCCGTTTAGCACTATTCCGTATCGTCCAGTGCTCGATGATCCATTTACCAGCATCGTTTCATTCTGATAGGCACGAAAATTGAAAAACGCATCAGCCTTTGCAATACACAGCTCCCGGCCAGCGCCCACCAGCGAATTCCGGTTCGTCACCCACCCTTGGCTCTCTGCAAAAATACGGAATGTGTCGAGCAGCGTGACTACATCATTGGCTACGCCAGTTTGATAGGCCATTTAATTGTCCAGGGTCAGTGCCCAAAACTCGTGTATCGAGTTCCGGTAGGCGTTTTGGAAAATAACGGCCGGAATGCCATTTATGGTGGTGGTGTTTTCCGCCGCGTTATCGTATCCCGATATGACGAATGTGCCCTCCAGCTCGCCGAGTACCGCCGGCTCCGGACCGCGCTGCAAAACGATGCAGGGTTGTGGCATATACCCACCCCCGAGGCACTCGCGATAGGGCAGACAGCCCGAGCTCCATTTGTCGTTCATGCAATGCGGCCACACGCTACGTATAGCACCGGCCGGTACTGTATTAGCATCCCCCTGAACAGGTCCGTAAATTCCCTCTGAATTAGGCGACCCATTATTCGGCCTATTGGCTATGGGCTTCCATATACCGGCGACATCACGCATATAGAGGGTTGCGTGGATAGTATCGCTAGCTGGCGCCGAGGACGCCCCAGGAGCGGGGTAGACCCCGTGCCTCCAGTTCACGTAGGAGTAGCGCCATCCATCTAAACGATAGGTATCCTGAGGAACCAGTGATCCTCCGACCACCAACGGGTACGGGTACTGCTGCGGCATGGCGTAGGGCAACATGAAACCTAAGTATGCCCCCTCAAAATTTGTTGAAACTTTCACTCCGAAACGGAAACATCTACCGGATGCCGCAAACCAGTACGGCATCGCCAGGTTCCAACATGGCACCATCGGTACGGGTAACGGAACAGTGGACCCATACGGCGGCAGCGCGCCAGGTTGCTCAAACCAAGAGGTCTCGTTAGGGTCATACCCCGAATAGCCATTCAGGAACAGGTTGTACCAACCTGATTCTGTTGAGTACTCCGAACGGATGCCGATAAAGATCTCATCGGTTCCTGCGAGCCCAGGTGCTTTTAGAATAATCTCGCTACCAAAATGGTTGGCGACAGTGCCATCCGCCTCGATTAGTAGTAGTGACGACCAGCAGACACCGGTAGTGTAGAGATTCGTACTATCGACCATTATTCGCCAAAATTGATGGGCTCCAGGGGTACCTGGCACCGTGTAGTCATGCCATTCGGCTACTGCCAGTGGCTGTGCCCCACTGACTGTTAGTGCGGTTGTCCACGCTGCGCCATCATCCGAGTATTCCAGCCGAAAATCCCGCAACGCGTAGCCTAGATAACTCGACGATCCCGGTGCTTTTATACGCACTATTGCGACTTCACGCGCTTGCCTTAGCTCCATCTGTACAAAACTTGAGCCCATCGTCGCGTAGCCGTAGAAAGCCCCTTCGGTCGACGCGCTTAATGAGTTGATATTCAGTGACCGCGGGTCGTGGCGGCATGTGTGTATCATTTTTCGCGCAGCAGCGGAGGTAGGGTCGACCATATTTGAGGTCAACCCGGCCAGATTATCGCGGTGAATTCGTAGTATCTGCCAGGCCTGTCCTGCTGCCACCAGAGACGGGCTGGTTGTGAGGAAATTAACGATCTTCCCAAACAGATCTTCGAGGTTTGCTGCTGTCCCTACAGCTCCAACTCCTGCCTGATTGTTTGCCTGTTGCGGCTGAGATACACCATGAAATTCGCCTGACCCTGCTTGCCCCAGGCCATGTTCGCGACGTCGGCAGGATCTTGGATGGCGTAGAGGTTGACGGCGTTTTGGACGGTGGAGCCGACCGCGGATGGCTGGGTGATCGATCCGCTGTTCAACGTGGGGTTGACCATCTGCGGCGCCGGGATACCGGCGAGGCCGCCGGTGGCATGGCGGACTCGACCGGCCCAGTCGTCCAGGGCGACCATGCCACGGCTGTTGAAATCCTCCAGAAACGGCAAAGCGCCGGGCTGGGTGACGACGGCGGCGCGGGTGACAAACTCGTTGTTGGAGAGTCGCGCCGGAATGCTGTCTGACGTGGCGGTACCGGGGCCCTGGACGTGGCCGCCGGTTGAGAATCCGAACAGCGCGCCGAAACTGGTACCGCCGAACATCGTCGACAGGCCGCTGAATGCCTGCTGAGCCATCACACGGGCCAGCATGTCGATCATCGCGTCGCCGATGGATGAGATCAGTTCAACGGCCGCGTCGCGCAGCGTCATCGTGCCGTCGGCGAGCCCCTTGATGGCCGACGAAAAACCCGACTCCAGGCCGTCTTTCAGCGTGGTACCGAGCAGTGTCAGGGTTGATTGCAGCTGTGCAGCCTGGTTATCGAGCTGCTCCAGCATCACGCGGGCTGATTCGCCGATCGCGCCGGGCTGCTGCGCCATCTCCTCGATCAGCGGCCGCTGCTGTTGCAGTACGGCGTAGGTCTGGCGGTGCAGTTCCAGGATGCGCTCGCGTGCCTCCATTTCGGTAATCACACCGGCGTCCTGCTGGATGTTGATCGACTCCTCGGCGCGACTGTTGGCACCCATCGCGTCATCGATGACGGACTGCAGCTGCGCGAGGCGCGTGCGCGCGAGATCGAGGTCGATCAGGTTATTGACCAGGGCTGCGCCGGCGGTATCGCCGCGGGCGTTCAGCCGATCGAGCAGCTCGCCGAACTGCTGCTGCAGCTGAGCCGAGCGGGCACCGAGTGTGTCGCCAGACGCCTCCAGCAACTGAATGCGGATGCGGTCCATGTCGCGGGCGTCACGCATCGCTGCATTAAGATCCTCCTGCGCCTGCAGCGCCGCGGCCGCCGCCCGGGCGCGCACCAACAGCTCGCCCGACAGCCCACGCTCGGCGATGGTGTATTCGCGCACCTCGGCAGTCGATTTACCCTGCAGATCCGCCTGGCGTTCCAGTTGCTGAACGAATGACAGCTGCTGTTGAGCCCGCTGTTCAGCGGTCCGCAACGCATCGTCTGCGGCCTGCCTGGCCTGCCGATCCGATTCGGCAGCCTCGTCGTTTGCCGCTTTCAGCTTTTCGTTCGCATCAACTCGGGCCAAGATCTGCCGACCCAGTTCGGAGCTGGTATCGATCGACTGTTCGCGCAGATAGCGCAGCGCCTTCTCGCGCTCGGATAGGTTCTGCAGGCGCTCGCCTTGCTGCTCCAGGGAGTCCAGGTATTCCTGGCCGTTCCGGACGCTGTCGAATCGGGATCCGTTCTGCTCCGCACGCAGTTTGGCGACGGCCGATTCCAGAGAGCGGACCTTCTCGTTGGCCTGATCCAGGGTGGGCAGGCTGGCATCCCAGAGCGGCACGTCGGAGTCGTTGAGCTGTTGGATATAGTCGCGCGTCTCGCGGGCTTTCTGCAGCTGCTGCTCCAGCTGCGCTATACCACCACTGAGCTGATCGAATGACGCGGCCCCGATATCACCGATATCCAGGCTCTGGATCATCTCGCGGGTGGCGTTGCGGATCCGCACGCTGGCCTGTTCGCTAGCCACCGCGGCTTTTTCCATGCCACTCTCGGCATCGTTACCGAAGTCGAGAAATGCTGTTGCAGCGAGCCCGATCGCTACAACGATGCCGAGCGGTCCGCCGAGCATTGCCAGCACCCGGTCACCGATGACAGTCAGCCCCATGATCGCGCGCGTCAGCAAACTGGTGGCGACGCTGGCAGCAGTCATCGCCGTTGCTGCCGCGGCCGTTGCCTGAGTAACCGCTACAGTGGTAACCGCCACCGCTTCGCTGGCGACGGCACGGGCCTCCAATGCCACGGTCAAACGAGCCTCAGCAGCTGTATGCGCAGCCGTAGCGGCCGCCGCCTTAGCATCCAGCGCCGCTTTCGCGGTCAATCCGGTGCTCGATGCGGCCATACCGGCAGTACGCCGAGCCTCGGCAGCCGTTGCAGCTACATTGGCCTCAGCCGCCGTAACCGCTGCCCGGGAACGCTCCAGATCGGCCACGGCCGCCGTTTTTGCAGCAACAGCAGCGCTCTCATCAGCCACTGCCTTTTCAGCTGCAGCCGTTGTTGCGGCTTTCTGTACCAGGATCTGCTTCAGGCCCTCGGTGGTCATATTGGCGAGCGCTGCCACCACGCGGCCGGCAGTCAGAATCAACGCGGTTTCGAGTGCCGCTTCGACGATATCCAGGTTGTTCGACATCGCATCCAGCATGTCCGCCAGACCGGAGATCACCGCCGCTATCTGTTGGCCAACACCGCTGCCACTCGACAACGTGCCGATGATACGGGTGAACGCGGTATCGAACTCCGTTGCCGCCTGCGCAATGGTTTTCACGCGGGTTTCGAACTGATCGTTGACGCTTGCGGCCGCGGCACCGAGGGCATTCACCAACACATCCGCCGTCAGTTGGCCATCGTTTGCCATTTCGCGCAGCTTACCGATATCGACACTCAGCCCCTCCGCCAACGCCATCGCCAGCCCCGGCGCCTGTTCCATGACCGAGTTGAACTCCTCGCCACGCAGTACGCCGCTGGCCAGCGCCTGACCGAACTGGATCGTGGCCGCCTCGGCGCTCGCGGTCGAACCGCCGGAGATCGCGATCGCCTGGCTGACGGTACGGGTCAGCTGAGCGGTTTGCTGCTGTGTGATGTTCAGGCGCTCGGCGTTCTGGGCGAACCGCTGGTAGACCGCGGCGGTACTGTCGAGCTGCTGGCTGGTGCTGCGGGCGATCGCGTAGACGTCGGCGCTGGACTGCGTCAGTGCAGCCTGGCTGGTGGTGACCAGGCGCAGTCTGTTTTCGTAGGCGGTCCAGGCATCGGCCGACTGCACGATCTCGCGCAGGCCGAACCCGGCGGCGATGGTCAGACTGACGGCCCGCACAGAGGCCGCAATGGAGTTCAGCCCGCCGCCCAGGTTCTGGGTGGTTGAGTTGAGCTGCTGGGTAGAGGCTGAGGCGGATTCGAGCGCGGTATCGTACTGGCGGGTGGCGCCGGTGGCGGCCGCGGTGGCCGCGTTGTAGCCGCGGGTGGTGGTCGTAGCGCGCTGTCCCGCCGTGCTCACAGCGGTATAGCCGCGAGCGGCGCCCTGGCTGGCCCGATCGACACCTGTGGCGGCGGCAGTGGTCTCCTCCAATGCAACCGCCAGCTGGTCGACCTCACGCCGGGCTTGCGTCAGGTCGGCTTTGATTTTTAGTGCGAGTTCGAGGTTTTTGTTGGCCATGGTCCACCACCTGGATTACTCAGGTGATGGTGGCATTGGTCAGGCGGGGAGTAATTTGAACGAGGGCAAAAAGTGATGTAGATTCGATGGATCTGCATTTATGCAGTTAAGGAGGGACGCACACTGGAAGCGTTTCTTACAGTAGTCTTAAACACCCCTTGGCGAGGGGCAAACCACGTACCTTGGGCTTAACGCGGGTAGGCGCAACAAGGATATGAACGTGGGCCAGGACGAGTGTTATGCAATTGCACAGTCTTAGCCACTGATAAGCAACTTCAGCGTACCGGTCGCCTGCCACGGTTGGTACATTTCCTCCGAAACTACCGAAAAGTTATACCCCTTAATTGGGGTGTTATAAGCCCCATCATCTTTAACGACTCACGCATCGATCTATCAAATTCGTCAGCCGTCATTCCAGTACACACCCCATTTGCACCAGTGCACGCATCGATAAACTCATCATTATCAACAGCACTCGGTTCGTGACCGTAAACCTCGATACTGTGCTCAACTACCTGCGCCTGAATTTCACAGAACTCACTGCTCAGACGAGCCATTTTTCTCAGCGCAGCTGTAAGCTGTCTTTTTGTCATTGCCATGGTTCTACCTCGCTTATAACAACTCGCTGGTATTCGCTCCCGTTGGTCGCCGGACCCGCATACGCGGGCCGCACAGCTCCAGGGTTATGCGCTACAAACTCGTCTTCAGATCCACATCAGGCGCGATCGATTCCGGTCGGAATATCACCTTGTAGTGATAGGTGCTCACGTTGGCACTCTCCAGCTGCTCGACGAAATAGGTCACGTTGTCGGACAGTCCGAGGAAGTGCTTTTTATACTGATCGGATCCGGTCTTGCAGGTCACGCTGAGCTGACGGGATGGGTCGCTATTGCCCATCGAGCAGCGCCCCTCGATGGTCAACATATAGGAGTCGGTAATCCCGTTGTAGAACACGATCCGGCGGTTGATCTGAAACGCGTCAGCCTCCTTGGACAGGTTGCGCGAGGCGATATCGGCATCGGTTCCGCAGCCCGCCAGTACTGCACCTACCACTGCGATCATCAGCAACTTTTTCATCGATCTCTCTCCTGGACGTAGGGTTACACGATTGCCATATCGCCATCCCAATACAGGGCGTTCGGCTTGAACTGGGGGTTGGTCTTGCGGTTGATCAGCTCTTTCAGCTCGCCATTCAGGGCGTAGCGGGCATCCGCCGGCGCGGCATAAATGGCGGTATAGGTGAACCGCTTGGCCGCAGCGCCTTCGCCGCAGGGGCGACGGATGATTCGGAGAGGTTGCAGCCGGGCATCGCGCTGTATGTAGCGGGAGACGCCCGGCGATACCTGCTCTTCCTCATTGGTGGTGTAGCGCACGTTCAGCAGCATCGTTATTTCCTCAGCTCTCGCAGCAGCTTCTCCACATCCTGACCGCCCCAGACCGCCGCGTTGGTATCGGAGATCAGATCCGCGCGCTGGCGGCGATCGCGGCGGCAGGCGGAATCGAAATGGAGTTTCAATTGGCGTTCGGTGTAGGTGCCGATTCGGTCGGCGTTGTGCCCGTTGGCGATGAGGGCGGCGTAGACGTCACCCCAGCGGACATCGGTACCGCGGCCGGCAGCGGCTTTAGGAGTTCGTTGATCATCCTGTTTTGCAGCTGCCGCACGAAAAAAGGGCTGTTGACCGCCCACCAGGTGAATACCAGGGCCGAGCCGTCCTGGTCGTTGAGCGACTCGATCCACTCGGGCTCGACGCCGGCCGATACGGCCACCAGCTCGGTCACTGCCGCCTGATGCTCGGCGAGGATATCGAGGATCCGGTCGATCGGGGTCACGGCCGGGGTCGCGGTCAGACTGCGCAGGCTCTCCAGAAACGGCTGCATCTTGCCGCGCAGCTTGAGTCCCTCGATAAAGCCGTACTCACGCACGGTCAACTGGCGGCCGGCAACGGTGATCTCGGCGTCGGGATGGAGGATCTCCAGATCATCCTGGGAATCCTCCATCGCCTGCGGCTTCTCTATCCGCCGCGCCATCAGGCAGCACCCGGCATACGCATGCGACCATAGCCGCCCAGTTCCGGATCAATCTCGTTGTTGGAGTCGTTCAGCAAGGTGCCGCTCACTTCCAGACCGCTTAGCGTGGTCGCATGAAAGTCGATTTCATTTGCCAGGTTGAACTTGGCCCGATACAGCTCGAAGCGGGCGTAATCCTCGGCACCATCCACGGTGTTTTCGGCGACGACGATCAGGTAACGCACTATCGAACCAGCAGTAGCGATGGCGATATCCTTACGCGCGGCATAGTCGTAATCCGCGTTAAAGGGCTGCACCAGGGCCGCAGGATCCAGGATCTGAATGATCCCACCCTCCGCGGACTCGATGCGGTAGTGGGTATCCAGCGTCAGGGACGTCGGACCCACATCGCTATCTTCCAGTGCCAGGGCGCTGACATCGACACCGTCCAGTGCTACGTAGTCGCCGGCGACCAGTCCGCTCGGCAGGGCTTCACCGGTTACACTGCCGGATGCCACCGTGGTTACACTGCCGCCCAGACCGATGGCGAAGTTCTCCGGCTCGCCGTGGTTGAAGATCAGCGTAAAGGTGCCTTCGGTACCGGTCTGCATGGTGGCGCTGGTGCGGCGCTGGCCAGAGTAGGACTCCTGGCGCTTCTCCTCGTTGGAGGTCAGCTGCACCTTCAGCATCGCATCACCGACCCAGCGCTGCGCCTGGGGCTTGCCGTTTACATTGGTGGCGAGGAACACCTTGCCCTGGAATGAAAAGTCTTTCATCGGATTCTCCTTCGGTTACGAGAACTAAGTGCCTTAGCTCTTGCTCTGGGCAGCTGCTGCCGCAACCGGTACGGTCGGGCTGCTTTTCGCGATAATCTCGCGGTCGATCAGGAATTCGCGCTGCTTGGCAGTCACCTGGATCTTGGCGTCCTTCTTCAGCTTGTTGCCGTTGTGGGTGTGGTCCTTCAGCAGCGTCACTTCAACGGTGGCTGGTGTCGGTTTCTTTTCGGTGCTCATGCGTTACCTCCGAGGTAATGAGTGGTGGTGAAAACATCGATCCAGAGCAGCGTGTCGGCGTCGTACTCCATGACGTCGCCCTGCACCCAGGCGATGGGTTGCAGCGGTGTTCCCGGCGTCCATCCGAGCAGTGCGGTGCGTACCGCGCCGATCAACGGGCGCGCCTCCTGCAGCGCTTCATCACCGGTGCGGCCGCGGGCGTGCCGCGAGGCGGTGATGACGCCGAATGTGCAAATCGCTTTCGCCTTGCCGCGGCGCCGATCGCCGGCGGGGCTGTCGGGCGAATCTGGGTTGCGCTCGGCGGCGAGTACGACATAGGCGCTGCCGTGGCGGTAATCGCGAATCCCTTTAACCGCCGCGTACTCCACCGCACCCGCGATCTCACCGGTCAGCCCCGGCACCTGGTCGCGCAGGCGCTGCTGGATGGGAGCGGTGTCGAGGGGTTCGTTCATCAGAAGCCCTCCAGGGTGTCACGGGTGAAAAGCCGTTCCGGAGAACTCCAACTGGGGGTTCCGGTACCGCCGGTTACGCTGGTGTCACCCGCGCCCAGGGAGAACTTGCCGTCGGCGGTCTGCTGCAAAAACTTCAGCGCGTCACGGTAGTCCCGGACGATCGGGTCGGTCGCGTCCGCGGCGATCCGATCCTTGTGCAACAGGTAGCGCGTGATCGCCCGGGACCAGGTCGATACGATGCCCGGCACCGCACCGAATTTGTCGATCAACGGCAGATAACCGCGCTGGTTGAGGTAGCCGTCGATCATCGCGTCGGCGTTCACCACCTCGCCATCGATGCGCGCTAGTGCGTCGTCGGCGATCGCGATCTCTTCAGCTGTCCATGCTGAGCGATCGGTACCGCGCAGCGTGGCCTCCATCAGGTCATAGTCGACAGCAGCCGTATGCTCCTTGGTGGCCACCTGAGACAGCTCACGCGCTCCAGGAACATCGGCTAACTGGGCGTGGGTGACGTAGCTCATGCGTTAGCCTTGGCTTGAGCCGCCTTAACAGCAACCACCAGGTCGGCCTTTTTCATCGCCGCGGCGCCGTCGATCTTCAGCGTTACAGCGACATCGCGGAGATCGCCTACCTTCAACTGCTCCAGCGGCACCTGTGCCGCCGTTTCCGGATCGACCTCGACCAACGCGCCGGACTTCACCAGCGCTACCGCCTGCTCGGATTCGGTCTCGATGGTGCCGCTCTTGCGGATCTCACCATTCCACTTCACCGGGCGTTCTATGCGATAAGTGCTCATCTCAACTCCTGAAACCTTGGGCCGGTCCCTGGCCCGGTGCTTCCCTGGTTACTGCCGCGACTGCCCACTGCGGCACACACTTAAAAGGTCCGGTTCTCGCAAGGAGTGGGTTATGAACCGGAAAGCTCACCCACCGCGCCCAAATCAGGCCAGGTTCTGCAGCAGGTAGCCGGCGGTCATGCCGCTCAGTACCGGCGTGCGCTCATAGGTCACCGGATAGATCCAGCTCTTGGCGTTGTTGTCGTAGTAGGTCTGCTCGACGATCGGGTGTCCCTCCATGGCGTAGGTGTAGCCATAGCTCGGCTCCTCCATGTTCGGATCTTCGGTGGTCGGCACGTAGGCCAGCACCGCATCGGTACCCCAGACATCGGTGAACGCACCCGCTGCATCAGAAGTGACCGCGCGGCCAATTTCGACCCGCTCCAGATCCAGCAGCGCGGCGATCATTTCGGTGGTAATGCTGTCCTTGGAAACGTACTTGAAGCGCTCCAGCACCTTGGCGCTCTCGCGCATGGCGGCAAATGCCTTGGCGGAAAGAATCAGGGTATTGGCTTCCATACCGGTGGTTTCCCGGATCGCTTCCTGACCGGTGCGGATATCCTTGGCCGGGTTGTTGGCGTCGTCGGTCCACTTGGCCGCCGCGAGGTCGACCTTGTGGTCGGCATCGTAGTTGGCCGCACTACGTGCCTTGGCTGCCTGCTCGCGCTCCAGCGCCAGGCTGGCGATCGCCATGGCGTTATTCACCGCACGCTGGCCCAGGTTGATACCCGGCGTCTGGCTGGCATCACGCAGATGTTCACGCGGTACCACGCCTTCCAGGGCATCCTGTACCAGGGCAAACGGATCGCCCAAGTAACCAAACTGCACGCGCTTGGTACCGGCACCCGGAGTACGGCGGATGTTGTACTCCTGGAACGATTCTTTGCCGAACGTCAGCACCTGGCCACCAGCGACGCCGACGGAAACACGAGGGAACAGAAACAGACCTACGTGGCGCGGATGACGGTAGCCGTTGGCATGGGTGGTCAGAACCGGATCGATCACCCGGACCTGGCTGTTATTCATCTGAGGCATGGTGAAACTCCTTTATGGATTCAGGTCGGGTTAGTTAGCGATCAGCAGCACTTCGAACGGCTCGCCGTCCGCCGCATCTTCGAGCGCTCGGGCCACGGTGATACCGGCGGTTTTCACCGTGGCAGCACCGGCGGTACCCACCTCCAGCGCGGCGCCTTCGCTAACCGCACCTTCCGCAACCACTACGGCGGTACCGATCACATCGACCAGCATTTCGGCGCCGTCGGCGGCAGCGGTACGGCTGATGCCCAGGGTGTTACCCGCGGCGGTCGCCACTGCGTTGTCGTGACCGACAAAACGTTGGGCGCTAACGGCGCCACTGGCGATACGGGTCAGGCCCAGCAGGGAAAGAAACTGTGAACTCATGACAGCGCTCCTTTTTCGACTGCGGTTACCGCAGTGCTGTAATCGCAGTTGTGTTTACGCTGGTAGGTCAGCGCCTTGTTGTGCAGCTCAAGCCCTGTCTTATCGACGACATACCCCGGCGGCGCGGCGAAGCTGGCAGTACCAACCTCGTCTTCGCCCTCCGGCGCCCCGCGCTCCGCAAAATCGACCTGTTCAGGCAGACCGTTCAGGAAGTCACGGAACCAGGTTGCACTGGGTTTCTGGACGGTCTGATCGCCATCAGCAAATTCAACGACACCGTCGTCATCCAGGCAGGCCATAAAGGCGACCAGCCCTTCGCGATCGCGAGGTAGCACCTTGCCGCCATCGACCAGCTCATCGGCGAAAGAGGCGATATCGTCGGTGCGCGCCTTCGCCTCCTGCTCTTTAATCTTGCGTTCACGCTCGGCCAGTTCAGCCTCGCGGTTTTGCAACTTCGTTTCGCGTTCTGCGAAATCGGCACTCTGTGCGTTGGGATCCATAACGTCCTCCTCGCTGGGATCAGAAAATGCAGCAGAGGGGAGCGCCTCGTTGGCTTCCTCTTCTACTTCGTGACGGGTGGCCTCTTCATAGGAGGTGATCACCCAATCCGGAATCACCTTGTCGGCGACTTCTGAGTTGCGGTCTTCAATCAGGAACTCACGCAGCCCCCGCATAAATCGGGTTAATGCCCAAGCACCTGCAGCAGCACCAGGTGCAGCAAACTCAACGGTGAAAATGTCTTGCTCGTCGCTATCGGCGAAGCTGGCGGGTTTCAGGCCCTTAACGGCTGGAGCCTTCGCTCCGAGAAAGCCGATATGGCGGATGTACCAAACGCCAGGCTTGGGGTTGCTCGGTGAGTTCGGGTGAAAGAATGAGGTGCTGATCTTCGGGAAGCGCTTGTTGTTCACCATCTCGGCGAATTCGGCGTCGACGTCTTGGGCGACACCGGTCATCAGTTCGCCATCGGTTGCGGCCGACGCCAGCCATCCATAAGCCGGGTCGTTCAGCTTGGGGTGCCCTACAACGAGAGGTGCAGCAAACACTGCCGGGTCATATGCAGCAACCGACGCTTTCAAGTCTTCGTCGGTAAAGGTCAGCCGCTGGCCGTTCATGTCGGTATGGGTGCCGGCTTTGAAGATCTCCAGTGCGCTCACATGGCTACTCCGGTTTGTTCGATTGGTCGGATCTCATCGGGTGGCGTATCGCCAATGAGGTCAGCCTACGACCGGACGGCCGCGCAGTAATTTGAACGGGGGCAAAATCGAAAACGGAGGGGGTTGAGCGGTAGAAACGGAAATGCAGGCGAGGAGTAGAGATCAAACCTTTTTATAAAAGCGAAAAACGCTCTGTGGCGGCGTTTTCGGTGATGGGTGGCGGGCGTTGTAGTGCTCAACGCCCATCAGGGGCTCACAGAGGCGCTCAGGAGGCTGGTGGATTTGATTACCGAACTGCGTTAGCCAGGTACTCGATCGCCATCTCAACCAGGTAGGTGTCGTCCTCGGTACTGGTACCGAGCCACGGCCGGGCCGGGATGGTTGTTGAGTGGGCGCCGATCGTCACACCCTGGGCAAAATTAGAACGACCTTTCTTCACAAACCGGTTACCGACCGAGCCGTCCTTGTTGCGTTTGAAATAGGCGAACTGCGATCGGGCCGCGTGCTGGATCACTGCACCGAACTGGTGGATGGCGCCGTAGATGCGATCGGTACCGAACATCAGTCCGTCATCATCGATAACGCCGCGCAGGGTGTTCATCAGGTAGCCCCGCAGCACCAGGATGCGATCGACGTTCTGCTGTTTACGCCGGCGATAGCGAGGCGATAGCGGCGCCCAGGGCGTGCCGTCTGGCGCTCGCTGGTCGAGGAAACGCTGGCGAGTACTACGAGTCAGATACTCGCGGATCTTGACCAGTAACGGACGGGGGTTATGCAGGGCAGCAACCAGGTTGTCCAGCCGATCGCCGGCGTCTCCCGTCAAACCGATTTCAAAGCGCGCACCAGCCATGGTTTTCTCCTATAATCGGGTTAGCCGCGATGAATACGCCCCCGGCAATTGGGCCGCCAAGCATCGCGGTACCGCGGGTGCCGGCCCGCGGCCACCTTACTTCTCGCCCCGCTTATACAGCCTCACACCGACCCGCATATCCTCGATGTCGTGCGCATCGGGCTGAAATACCGTGATGCCGCTCCAGCCATCTGTACCCAGCTCGAACACGGCCAGCGCCGGCAGCGCCTGACCGGGCAGTTGAAACTGTGCGATGTAACGGCGACGAACGGTGGACTGCGCCAGAGCGTGATGCCATTCCAACCGCACCCAGATCTCATCCGGATCGATCACCGCTTGGGCCAGTAGCGGCAGGTAGACGCCGCGACCGCGCTTGTCGGCTTTCAAGTCGCCGGACTTTCGATCGACAAACAGCTCTTTCCCCATCACCAGGCGTTCGCCGATCGCGTCGGTATAGATCACGGGGTTATCGAGCGTCGCGCCGAACGGTTCCAGGAAGGCGCGGGCGTACTCCTCCTGGCTCAGCCCCTGGGGCAGCAGTTGCTCGGTACCGGCGGGCCGCGGATCGGGTAGCGGCTCATTCGGGCGGGTATTGGGTAAACCTGGGCCGCCTGTTGATCCACCGATCGGCGGCTCTGGCCGCTCGGGCGGGATAGCGCTCTGCAGGCGGGCCCGTCCCGGCGTGTACTCGAACCCCGGATCGATCCCCTCCGGTACCCTCACAGTGCGCGGGCCGTTGGGGCTGCGCTGGCCGATCTCGACCGTTTGCCAGTTCTCGGCCGGCGCGGTACCGAGTTTCAGCCCCATCCGTTTCACGTCGAACTCAGAGAGCCCAGTGATGTAGCACTGGCAGCCCCAGCCGTTGGGGGTGAAATGGGTTTTCCACCAGGGATCGGTCGCCAGCAGGACCATGCTGTCCCAGGCGACATGGTGCGGCCGCGGATGCGTTACCGCATCGTTGTGGTGGTACTGCCAGTACGGCAGCGTCTCGCGATCGGCCCAGAGCTGTTCGAACCGGCCGGCGTTGTAGCTGCTGAACAGGTTGGTCTCGTAGATCACCCGGCTGCGCCAGTTGCGACCGCCGTTATAGTCCCAGCCGTGGCGCTCGACGATGGCATCAAAGTCTTTGCGAAAGTCCTCAAGCGTCAGACCCTGCTCGGCCATCTGAATGACTGACTTGTGGAAGTCCTGGACAATCGCATCCCGATTCGCGCCAGCCACAACGAATGCCCAGTCATGCTCCTGGGTGTAGATGTCGGTCCAGTGGCGGGTCGGTACATTGAGCTTTTGCCGGATGAAATCGATTTGCTGCGGGAACGGGACCGAGCCGTAGGAGACGCTGGGCATTAGCGCTGCTCCTCGACCACCTCGTTACGGCCGGACAGGTATGCCGCCGAGTTAGCCTCCGCCAGTGCAACGGCGTACTGGTCGAGCGTCATCGCCGGGTACAGCTCCAGCAGGCGGTCGCGCAGCTGCTCCAGGTTGGATGCCTGATTCGCCAGCTCGCGCACCTGGTTGATCCAGTCCGTTACAGTCGACTCGACAGTACGATGGGTCTGCTCCAGCATCTGTGCCGGCGGCTGGCCAATCGCCTCGGCGAAGCTGGCCGGCCTTGCCGGTACCGGCAAGGCCGGTGCTGCTGGTATTGCCGGTGGTTCGGGCTGTTTCTCCTCCCAGCCCTCGCCGTAGTTGTCGGTGATGTAGCCCAGCGTGGGCCTGAAGTAGCCCATGTCCACGATGGTTTTGTCGCGGTCGGCGCGTTGGTTGAGGTCTTCATCCGGCGTCACCTTACGGTAGACCTGCGGCACGGCCGCGCCGGGGAAATTCCATTCCGTCAGCCAGCGTGCGATGGTGCGGTTGAACGACTCGCAGACCAGATCGGCATCGGCCTTGACCAGATCCTCGCGGACGTCGCCCTGCAACTCGTCGTTGCCGAGACGGCCCGGGGTACCCTCGGAACTGGCGACCTGGCCCATCACCACTTTGGCGATCGCGCGGTCCATCCGGTCAACCAGGGAGACGTAGTCTGCGGATCCGCTGCGCGCCGCTTCCAACAGTTCGATCTGCATCCCCTCCGGTACGATCAGACCCGAGTCGGTATTGATCGCGTACAGCGCCTGCAGCAGCTGCGTTTTCTCATGCGGCAGCGCATTTCGCGAATAGGTTCCCTTGGCCGTGGGCTGGCCGAACTTCTCCAGGAAGATCAGCCAGAACTTGATGCCGTTGCGCTTGAAGAACACCGGCCAGTAGAGCCAGTGACCGAGGCCGAGACCGTAGGGCTCATCGTCGTGATCGGCGCCGGTGCTGAAGGCCCAGAATTTGCGCTCAGGCAGCAGCTCGCCATCCGGTTTGCTGTAGGTCTTCATGCGCAAGCGCATGGCGCCATCCCAGCCGAAACGTTGGCGATCGCGCACCTTGATGCCGTCCAGGATGACGAACCGGCCGTCATGCGCCCACATGGCCTCGGCGACGGCGAAACCGTAATACACACCGTACAGCATCAACCCGGTGACCCGGTCCCAACCGATCACATCGAGCTGCTCCTGCAGGTGATCGGCCGCGGCTTTGTCGCGGCGCGTTTTACCTCCGGGCTCGACTCCCCACTCTTTGCTGGTGACTGCCAGCTGACGCTGCCGCCATACACCGGCGACCTGGTCGTCACGCAGCACCTGCTTGTAGATCTCGTAGTCGCCGCCGCCACGCAGTTGCAGGATCGAATCAGTGCTCGACTGGAGCTGCAGCGGATCGACGTAGCCACGGGTGATATCGCGGCCATCCAGGGTGGTGGCAATCTCCCGCATAACAGGCTGGGCGCTGGGCGCCTCAGCGAAGGAGGCCGGGATATACAGGCCGCTTTTGGTCTGTGCGTACATCAGAACCCTCCGAAATCGTTGCCGCCACCGATGGTGCCGAAGCCGGTGTCGGTGATCACCGCCCCGCGGTTGTAGTTGTCGTCGGCCAGCGATGCCCGGCGGCCGATGGATTGGTATTCGATAGTTAACTGGGTCACTGGATTCAGCGCGGCGAAGTTCATCAATGCGCCGGCGATCGCACCATCGCCGTGACGGATCAGCTCCGCGTCCTTCAGATCTCGACGCTCCAGCCTGGGCACCATTGGGATACCGTCGACGTACTCGACGGCGCGATGATCGTCTTCGAGGGACACATCCCGCGGTACAGTGATAAACCCGTCTTCATAGAGTGATATGTACTTGCCCATCCATTCGCCATACCACGGGCGCGACAGTGTTACCTCGTGGACTGGGCCACCACCCCAACGACCGGTTTCAGTGTTCAGCTCCGCACGGCCGAATCTATCGCCGGTGTACTCCATTAGTGTTTGACCGGGTCCGCTGGCGTCGCCGGCGAATGTCCAGTTGGTCAGCGCTTCCAGGAGTGCCCACAGGATCTGCTCCTGCTGGCGAGTGGGGGCGTTGGCTAGCTCAATTAGAAACGGCACGTCGCGGCGTAGCTCCTGGGTAATGCGCGAGGGAATGATGACTGAGAAGTGCCGGTGACGAGCGAAGTCCATCCCGACTGCCCAGCGCCCATTGAAGGCATCTTTTGCGGCTTCGAGTACCGGCATCAGGTTCTTGGCAATCCAGGCAGCACACCAGGACTCACGCTCACTTTCGGATCGCCTGGGGAAGTCGTCATCAAAGACAATGCGCAGCACAGGGCGGACCTCGGGCATGGCGCGATCGATCCAGATACTCGGGATTGCCGAGCCATCACCGTCACGGGGGATAACATCCAACTCTTCGCGCATAGCCGCCTTGCGAGGACCATAGGCAGAACGGATTGCCTGATACCAGTCGCGTTTTCCTTCTGGAGTCGCCGCTTTCCCCGTCATGAAACAGACGCGCTCATACAACCCGTTGGCAACGGCATCATCGAAAGTCATGCGTTTCACGCCCGCTTTCTTGCCGTAGCGACCGGCGCGCACATCCTGTACCAGCTGGTTGAACGGGTTCTTCTTGCCACGATGGGTTGACCATACCACGATGCTACCGCCCCAAATCAGCAAGGCGGTTGCTGACTCCAGAACGTGAGCGACGTTCTTGTGCAGGGCCGCTTCGTCAATTCTGACCCTGCCCTGCAGGCCGTGGATATTCTCCGGCCGGGATGAGAGTGCAGTAACGCGAAAACCGCTGGCGAACCGAACACGGAACGCCTGGATCTGGCGACTGGAGCCATCAGGCAGTTGGTCCTCGAATATGTGCTGCTCGATATGGGTTGCCTGTCCTCGTGCGATGATCTGCGCGAACTTGCCGGTATAGCCGATAAATTCGAGACCCTTTTCACGGGTATCCGCCATGTACCAGATATTGTCGCCGCCGGCCTCTTTGGCTGTCGCCGCGGTAATGGTGTCGGTCAATGCCTGGGCAAACGTGATGCCCGTGCGACGGCCTTTTTCACCTACGGCGATATCGAGCCCTTGCTGCATCTGGATCCACTCGGCCTGGTGTTTCATCAGCACACCGTCAGCCAATGGATTGAAGTCGGCAGGAATCTGGCGGACGCGCTCGGGGAGTTCATCCCAATCGATCAGGCGTTCGGTATCCGGCAGCGGTGCGGGGACGCTCATAGTCACATCCCCATCAGGACTTGTTCACGCCAGAACTTGGCGTCTTCAGCGCTTAACCCACGAGCCTGAGCGGCATTGTCGACACGCTCGGCTGCAGCGGCTAGTGCTTCCTGTCTGGCTTGCTCGGCGATGCCTTCCTGGTACTTCTTCAGCGTCACGCTGGAGCGGGTCAGGGTTGCGATGTTCTTGGCCGCTTCAGACAGCAGGCCGATACGCTGCGGCAGATCGATCTCGTCATCGTCCGACTCGGTGAGCAGCATGATCGACTCGAATAACCCGGTCTGGATCATCGATGTCAGCGCCTCAGAGCGTGCATCCTCTCGATCAGACGTGTGGGAACGGATGATCTTCGCGGCCTCTGTCGAGGCGCGGATAGCGGCCAGGCGACGCTCCAGCTTCTGGCCGTAACGGCCGATGGCGCTGCGGCTTGGCAACTCGCCGGCAGCAGCCTCATCAGGAAACGCCGAGCGTAGATCCTCGATCAGCTCGTCGAGGGTCATACGCCCCTCAGCCAGACTCTTTTCGATACGCTGCCGGATCTCGTCGGGCTGGCGTGCGACTGTCGAGCGGCTGGAGGTCAGAATCGGTGCAATATGATCGCTCATACGCTCACCAGTACTTCTCGGGGCGGGCGATGCCGGCGCGGCACTCAACGGTATACTCGGCGATATCGGTGCCCAGAGCGGTCAGCTCACAGTGCCAGCGACCGGATGGCTGCTTATCGACGTCGATCATCTTGCGATCGGCCAGATAGTCGATCTGGCGGCGCAGCTCCAACGGGGTTGCGTCCGGGTATTCGCTCTGAATCACCGATAGCACCAGTCCCTCAAACGCACCGATCGGGCGGGCGTTGTTCAGCGTCAGCAGAATCAGCCAACGCATCGATTCGCGACGTACGCGTTCCATATCAATTGCCATGTGCGCCTCCCGTTGCTGCGCGCTGTAGCCCCAGTGCGAGGGCGTCGATTTTGGCCTCTAACCGCGACTGGCCACGGATGTGGTCTTCGCTGCGGACGTACTTTTCTGGCAGCTCAGCGCGCAACTGCATTAGGTCGCGCTCGACTTTCGTGACGGCATCACCGTTCTGGCGTTCGCTCTCTTCGATCTTCTGTAACCGCTGGTTTAACGCCTCGAACTTCGCATCGAGGTGGTCTCTGAACAGCCGCCCGATAAACTTCGCCAACGCCCAGTAGCCGCCTGCCAGCGTCACCATAATGGCGACAATCGCGATCACATCCCTCAGTTCAATCATTCGCGCCTCCCTGCAGGCGTTTTTGTAGCTCAAACAGTCGGGCGCCACAGACACCGTATTGGTCGTACAGCTCCTTGAGCGCCACCACGACCGCATCGCAGCTGTTATTCACTGGCTCCACCGGTGCCGGTACCGGCGTCATCAAAGCCGCCGGCTGCGGCTCTGGCAGCCCGGAGTCGAGCGTTCTCGAGTTCGAGCATGACACGATCCCCAAAGACGCAACCCCTACGAGTAGCAGCCGTTTCATCGAGCACCTCCTTCAGGGTTTTGCTGGTTTTCCAGTCGTATGCTGCGCGGTCGGCCATGATTCCCGTCAGCCGCACGCTCGCGGTGTTCGCGCTCTTTACGAGCTGGCGATTGCTATCGATCAGCGCAGTCAGGTCGGTTACGGCCTGACTGTCATGAGCCGCCGTTTCCTGCAGGGTGCCGTCGGCGTGCCCTTTCCAATAACCGCCGCCAGCGCCAACGATCAGGGCCATCAGCGCGACAGTCAGTAGGTTGGCGCTCATAACTCAGTACTCCCATCCAAATGCCCGGATGTTGGCGCATTTGTGCACATCCCACGCCCCCAGCCTGCAGCCACGTACAGTGGCTCCCAGCGCAGCAGGATCAGGCGCACATACTGGCGATTCTCGCGCCGCGCCCAATCCGCTCGGCGGGTGTAGTTTTCTACCTGGTCAAACCAGATGGCGGGATCGGCCCCCATAGCCGACGCCAGGCGTTGATCTTTCTGCACCCAGCCGAGCCCACCGTTGTAACCGCTGTCCATCATCGCCGCGGCCTGGCACTCGTCCGCCGCCCGCACACGGTCGTAGATCCAGCGGTCGTACAGCACGATTGCGCGCAGCGCCCAGCCAGGGCTGTACGGCGAGTTACTACCGATCTCCGGATAGAGAGTGGAGAACCACTCGGATGTAGAGGGCATGAACTGAGCCAAACCGGCGGCACCGACAGGCGATTTCGCGTTGGGATTCCAGCGCGACTCCTGGTGCACCTGGGCGGCGAACGTGGCGATCGGCGCATCGAGTCCCCAGTGCGCATGGGCACTGCGGACCAGCAGGCTGCGGTACTGATTGGCCGCGTGCGGCACGGTGTCGGCATGTGCCGGCCGGCAGCTCGCAAACCCAAACAGCACCACAGCGATCAACACCAGGAAGAGGAAGGCATTGAACAGCGGCGTGGTGGGCAGAATGCGCTTCATCGTCACAACCCCAGGGTCAGGCCGAGCACGCAGGCGATAACGATCAGAGCGCGGCGTATGGCCGCCAGATCCCCAGAGAAACGTTTATCACGTGATTCCGGGCAGTGGCCTGATTGCACCTCCTCAGCATAGGCATGACCGTACATCACATGAGGTCGCGCATAGGGAAACAGCGTGCGATCCAGCCAGTAGCCGAGTACGACACCAATCGTGACCAGGTCGATTTTGTACAGCACAACAGGCAGCTGCGCCGGCGATACGAACCAGATAGCCGCCAGCAACCCGATCGCAATAGCAGCGCAGAGCGCCAAACGCGGGAGTGTAATTTTAGGAATACGCATGGGGATCTCCTGATCTGAAAAAGAAACACCCCCAGTATCGGGGGCATTAGATCAGGAGTAATTTGAACGGGGGCAAAATCAGATTGTTGGAAATAATGGCAGGATGAGCGAGTGATCACACCAAACAGGACGCCGCCATGAGCGATAAATCAGGAACTACCACCCAGACAATTTTGGACGAGATGACAAAACGCATGGACAGCAACAAGGCCTGGGTTGAGCAACAGATCAATCAGTTTTCCCACCCTGAAGCAGCCGAGGATGCCACGGCGGGCGTGGCGCCGGACCACCCTTCAAAACCTGAAGTATTCGAAGCATCGGAAACTGGGTGCCAACCCGCACATCCGGCGCGTTGGCTGCGTGCTCTAACCGTTCTTTCAAGCCTTGCGCGTCGAGCTTTCCGTCGGGCTAAATCAGATTAGCGAATACGACCGCAATGAGTACCAAAAACTACTCCGCATCGAGAGCATTTGAAGATTTTCCCATATTCGTTCGTGCATTGGTATTTCCAACGGTGACCGGCTACCAAACAAATAAGGCGCCCAAAATATAGGTTCATGCTTTGACCTATACGCTTACTTCATGAGTAACACCCTCGCATATATCACCGTCAAAAAGCAGCGCAATGTGATACCCCGTTACCATCCACTGCAACAGCGTTTTGCCATCTGTCATGGCTGATGTACTGGTCGGCGCCCCAACAGCGTTGATAATCTCGGCTTTAGTGCGACCAGCAAGGACGCCTAGCTTCGCGAATTTTGATTCCAGCAACCACCCAGGTATGCGCGTGAATACCGCAATAACAGCGTATAAAGCGAGACCCGCAATAATGATTTTTACGAATTCCATGATTCCTTCCTAAATCACTTAGAACATCACTCCAATAAGCAAGCCGATTAACGCCACGATAAAGCAATATCGGGGATAGTCAGCCACCCAGTCCATGAATCTAGCAGCAGGAAGTGACTTCTTGCTCGTAGCTGGCGAAATAGTTGGCGCGGGCCGTTTGGGCTCAGGTTGTACAAAACCCATCTTTAGTCGAGCGCGTTCCTCCAATAGATCCAGCATAAAGCGCACCTGGTCACGATGCTCGATATGCAGCTGATCAATTCCTTCAATGCCGATCGCCCGATGGATAGATTTCCAGATATCCCACGGCTGGTCACCATATTGATCCGAAATCCCCTGGACACGATCGTTCAGCTCCTTGCGTTCATCCTTGGTGAGTAGTCGCCCCTGCATTTGCTGGATCTGATACATATCGCGACCAACGACTCGGTTGTTATCTCCATCAACCACAAGTTCCATCCATTAGCCCCTATTTTTCGTAGTAATCCTTGCCTGCCACGCGGTTGCCTGAGCCAGCAACCGATATTGAAGTGTCGCTGCGCTTGTCGGCAGCACCTCCCGCCGTCAGGGCCCCCAATACTGCTGCCTTCACCTGCAAGGGCGCTGCGCGAAAGAGCCTTATTAGCTCCATCTCGTCCTCAGACAGTCTTGGTTGCGACGCTGGCGGCACAGTAGTGCCGGTCAGAATATAAAGCTGATCCATCCCTAACTCAGCTAGTACGCGAAAAACTGCCGCGCCAGGTGCGGCTGCTCCGCGCTCATATCGGCTCCACATCTCACGCCGTACGCCAGCCTTGTCAGCGATTTCCTGCTGAGTAAGTCCAAGTCGCTTGCGTTCCTCTTGCAGCCTTTTGCCGCTTTGGTCATCAAAAGGCACATTTACTCCTTGACTGTGGTCATTATAGTGACCATTATTAATTCACACGCTATCAAACATTCATCAACCGCCAAGGAGTCACCGCCATGACCCCCGAACAAGTTAAAGCCAAACTCCGCGCTGAGGGCACCACTATCACTCAGTGGGCCGAAGAGCGCGGGTATCCACGCGCCGCTGTTTACCGTGTTCTCAACGGTGTTGAGAAGGCAGCCTACGGCCGCGCCCACAAAATCGCCGTTGATCTCGGACTGAAAACCAAAACCAGCCCCGAACACGTCGCCGCCTGAGGAGCATGATGATGAACACCCACACACCACTCACCAATCACGAGGCCCAGGAAGTCAGCCGCCGGACTTTGGAAGCCGCCAGAGCCCCCGCTCTCGAAGGTACCCGCAAAAGCGGTAATAGACTGACTGACCACTCCGTTCGCCGGGTCTTAATGATCCGCGATATCAACGCACTAACCGCCGAAGAGATGCGCGTCATAATCCAGGACGTTCTCGCTAGCCAGCGCCTGGATCAGGTAGACCGCCTGATCAAGCACGAGGCTGCCACGCCTGGCAATCACGCCGTTAATGATCCACTCCACATGCCAGAGGCCGGGGCCAGTCACGCTGGGCCGGATCGGTGCCCCCAGTGCGCCTGCCAACACTCTAGTGGCGTCAGCGGTATCAACCAGCCAGAGCGCCGCAGTCTCGACAGTCTTATGCCCGTGAGCATCCGTGTACGTGTGATGCAACCAAGCACGATCGGGACCTTCGGAGAAGGCGATGATGCCTTGTGCCAAATCACTATCCCGCTGCACATCGATACGGTCATCCCGAATGGTTAACAGTGCGTCCATGACGGTTCCTCGCTTGTGAATGTACCGAAGAGCCTAGCGAATTTGAAACGCTTTTACCCATAGCAAAACGTGAATTTGTTTGGACGCGGCGATCGCCGCAATGAAAAGAGAGGTTCCAATGAAGTCCCGGCGTTGGAAACACTATCAGCCCAGCAGCCTCCGCCGCGCCCTGGAGGGGTGCAAAGAGCACGCCCGGGAGCAGCACAACCTCAGCGTGGAGAGCATCTCTGAGCAGATGGGGCTGACCGATCACTGGGCGCTGTACAAGTGGATTCAGAGCGGCCGGATGCCGGCGCCGCTGATTATCTCGTACGAGCGCGTGTGCGGTATCAACCTGGTCTCGCGCTGGATCGCGGCACGCACCGGCAAGCTGCTGGTCGACATTCCATCCGGTCGTAACGCGGGTGCCGAAGACATCCAGGCGCTGCAGGAACAACTGCACGAGGTGACCGGCCTGCTGATGAACTTTTACGCCGGCAAGGCGGAAGCAGACGACACCCTGGCCGGCATTCAGAACGCGATGCAGGCGCTGGCCTGGCACCGCGGCAACGTGCAGCAGCACGCACAACCCCAACTGGAGTTTTAAGGAGCCTAGTCATGAGACCGAGCACATTAAAAGCTGGCGACAAACTGATCTATCGCAGCATTTGTGGCATCGAGCACATCGCTTACTTCGTACGCCGGCAGCCGCACGCCCATAGCCGCAAGGCCGACAACTACCTGCGATTTCCGGACTTTGCTGGCCAGGATGGCCCAGACGACCAGGGTATCTGCGTGGTCAGTGATTACGACCTGTCCCGCAATGCACGGTTTGCCGAAGGAGGTCATGCATGAGCAGCGGCACTTCTGGAAGCAGTAGCGCCATCCGTGCCCTTCAGGTACTCCACGCGCTGCGCGGACACACACTGGATGGCGTAAGCAACGCCGAACTCGCCAAAGGGCTTGGCGTACCTGCCCCTGCAATAACGCGGGCACTCGCCGCGCTGATCAATACAGGTTACGCCGTGAAACTGGATAACGGGCGTTTCGCGCCAAGTATTGCGCTACTCCAGCAGGCGATGGCACATGCAGACGAGTTGGCGCGGGCCAGCGACAGGATAAACGAGTTGAAGCAGCGAATCGCCGCAGGCGCCAGACGGTAAAAGGAGATCAACATGGGTCGCAACGATGCAATCGGCACCGAAGAACAAAACCATGAGTTGGAGCTAGATATTCGATCTGCACATGACCTGCAGAATCAGAATGCGGCGCTGAGAGGGGCGCATAGCGAAGAGCGTGACCTGGTCAATCAGTTGCTCGGGCAGGCTCAGATGGCCGACGCCTTCGCAAAATTTTCGGTAACGGTTACCACTTCAAAACTCGCCTTCGTCAAGGAAAACAAGCTCTACAAGGCGCTGGCAGGAAAACAGACTGGTAACGGTTACCAGTTATCTGGCACCTGGGAGGAGTTTTGCGGCTTGCTCGGGATGTCGCGAGAAAAGGCCGACCTAGACATCAACAACCTCCGTGCCTTTGGTGAGGACGCCCTTGAATCTATGTCCCGCATGGGTATCGGTTACCGCGAAATGCGGCAATTCCGCAAGCTGCCGGAGGATCAGAAAACCGCCCTGATCGAGGTTGCCAAGGGAGGCGATAAAGAGGCGTTCGTCGATCTGGCCGAGGAGATCATCGCCAAGCACGCACGGGAGAAAGAGCAGCTCACCAAAGAGCGCGACGAGGCGCTGGCCGACTATGACGCCCAGGGCGAACGTCTGGCCAAGGTCACGGCGGCACGCGACGAAGCGCTGCTGGAGAACGAGAAGATGCGCCGTCGGATACAGACCGCCCCGGCGGACGAAGTTGCCAAGCAACTTCGCACGGAAGCGGCCGGCATCGCCGTAGAGTTTCAGTCCCTGTTGCAGACCAAGTTCCGCCCGGCGATCAAAACGCTGCTGGAACACGCCGAGACTAGCGGTATCGATCACCGCAGCTATCTGGCCGATGCGTTGCGTCAGCTGGAGGTCGATATCGCCGTGCTGCGGGAAGACTACGACCTGGACGTTACGCCCATGGGCGAACCGGACTGGATGAAGCCGGAAGCGCTGGCCGAGGCAGAGGATGTGGTTGCCAGCCTGCGCGCTAATCAGGGACTGCAGTCATGAACGCCGTCATCACGGAACGCCTGGTTCTGGTCGCCCAGGCCGTTAGGGTGGCAGGCCACGGCGAAAAGCAGGCGATCTATGCGAAGGCGTGCCTCGATCTGGGTATTTCGCAGGCCACGCTGCATCGCAACCTGAACAAGCTGACGGTGAAAGCGGCCACCCGCAAACAACGCTCTGATGCCGGTCGCAGTGATCTGACCTATGAAGAGGCGCAGCTGATCAGTGGCGTGATGATGGAGACGCTGCGTGCCAACGGCAAGCGTCTCTACAGCCTGCCGGATTGTGTTACAGCCCTACGCGCCAACGGCATGATCCGCGCCGAACGGATCGATAAAAGCACCGGCGAGCTGGTGCCGATGAGCGATAGCGCTATTTCACGGGCACTGGTTGGCTACGGCCTCCACCCAGACCAACTGCTGGCTCCTGCGCCCTGTAGTGAAGTGCGCAGCCTGCATCCGAACCATGTCTGGCAGATCGACGCCTCTTTGTGCGTGCTCTATTACCTGACACCTCGGGAGCGCGGCGCGAACGGCCTTCACGTAATGGAGCACGATCAGTTCTATAAGAATAAGCCGCGCAACATTGCACGCATTATGTCGAATCGCGTCTGGTCCTACGAGATTACCGACCACACCAGTGGCTGGATATACGTTCAGTATGTGATGGGGGCAGAGTCCGGCGAGAACCTCTGCTCGGTATTGATCGAGGCGATGCAGGAGCGTGGTGGTGCCGACCTGATGCATGGGCGGCCATCCATCCTCTACATGGACCCAGGTAGTGCTAACACCAGCGCCATGACGCGGAATCTGTGCAAGGCGCTGGGCATCCAGCCGATCGCTCACAAAGCCGGTAACGCCCGGGCCACCGGTCAGGTGGAGAAGGCCCGCGACATTATCGAACGCAAGTTTGAATCTGGCCTGCGGTTCCGCCCGGTGGCCGATCTGGAGGAGTTGAACGAGCTGGCCGCCCAGTGGCGTGGCGTATTCAACGCGCAGGCAGTGCATTCCCGGCATGGTCGTACGCGCAGTGCGGTATGGCTGACGATCACCGAGACGCAACTGATCAAGGTACCGTCTGTGGAGATCTGCCGCGAATTGGCCGTGGCCGAGCCGGTAGAACGTACCGTGAAGCCGAAGCTTCGCATCCCCTTCAATGGCGATGAATACGACGTACGCCATGTGCCTGGCGTCATGGTCGGTCAGAAGCTGCTGATTACGCGCAATCCCTGGCGTGATGATGCCGCGCAGATCGTGCTGATCGATGAGGAGGGTTTTGAGACGTTCCATGTCGTTCCACGCGTCGAAAAAGACGAGTGGGGTTTCGCCATCGACGGGCCGGTCTATGGCGAGAATTATGCTCAGCTGCCTGAAACCGTGGCCCAGAAGGCGCGCAAAGCGATCGATCAGATGATGACCGGCACCGAGACGGTCAGCGAAGCTGAAGCCGCGCGGAAGGCGAAAACGATCCCATTGAACGGTCAGTTCGACCCCTACAAGCCGGTTTCTGACGCGGCCCTGCCGACCTACATGCCGCGCCGTGGTACCGATTTGGATGTTCCGATTCCGAAAGTTCAGTCGATGCTGCTTAACCATGTTGAAGCCGCTCGCCGCCTGCGCGCCCGGTTAGGTGATGCCTGGACCGGCGAAAACTATCAGTGGCTGGTTCAGCGCTACTCGGAGGGCATTCCAGAGGACGAACTGGACTCTATTGAGGCCGCTATGCGGCGCAAGACCCCCACCACGCTGCGTGCGGTAGGGGGTGAGTAATGGCCCTGAAACTGAAGTTGGTGCTGGCAGATCTTGGATTAACCCAGGCCGATCTTGCTGATGCGACGCGGTATTCACCCAAGGCAATCGCTGGCCTATGTGATCGCGGAGAATGGCAGGTCGCCTTCAATGAGTTGGGATTCTGGAGTGTCCTCGACTTCTTGGAGGAACACGGCGCCACCGACGAACAGCTTGAGGGCATTTTCGATGAACACCCAGAGACCGAAGTTTCGGTAGGAGGTGAATGATGCCCATGCAACTCAATCGAGTGCTTGAGATGCTCGATTTCAGCAAGAGCGATCTGGCTCGTAGCGTCCACGTATCACCCGCGGCGATCACTCAGTTGATCCACCGCGGCAAGTACCCCCGCCGGGCAACAGTTGAGGATTTTCAGGCGGAAATCGTCGACATCCTGCGCGCCAATGGCCTGCAGCCGCACCACGAAAGTGGCCTGTTTGAATTTGAGGGCCATGCCCCGGCGGCAACCGGGAGCACGGCCATTCCCAGAACGCCCCACGCAGAGCAAAACCAGGAGCATTTGATGTTACTACGTAAACAGACCCTCACAACAGACGCCAAGCGGGCATTCGGGCTCTTCCGAGATCCGTTTGCGGAGGTGCGTTCAGCCGATGAAGTCTACCTCACTCCGGATATCCGCTACGTGCGCGAGTCGATGCGGGCCGGGGCCAAGTTCGGCATTTTTATGGCGCTGGTGGGCGAATCCGGTGCCGGTAAATCGACGCTGCGCAAGGATCTCGCGACCTGGGCGCAGACCGAACACGATCCGATCATCCTGATCGAGCCCTACGTGCTGGGTATGGAGGAGAACGACGAGCGTGGCAAGACGCTGAAAGCCTCTCACATCGCCGAGTCGATCATGCGTGCCGTCGCGCCGGCTGAGACGCGCAAAGCCAGCTCAGAGGCGCAGTTTCGCCAGGCTCATGAGGCGCTGCTGGAAAGCTACCGTGCCGGTAACCGGCACGTGCTGGTGATCGAGGAGGCGCACGGCCTGCCGATCGCCACGCTCAAGCATCTGAAGCGGTTCTACGAGCTGGAGGACGGCTTCAACAAGCTGCTCTCGATCATCCTGATTGGCCAGACCGAGCTTGGCCGGCGCCTGGACGAACGTAATCCCCGTGTCCGCGAGATCGTCCAGCGCTGCGAGGTGGTCACGCTGCGCCCCCTGGATGCGCACCTCGAAGGCTACCTGCAGCACCGCTTCAAGATCGCCGGGGCCGACCTCAACAAGATCCTCGAACCCGCCGCCATCGAGGCGCTGCGCACCAAACTCACCGGCCAGGGGTTCAGCGCGCTGTATCCGCTGGCTGTCCACAACGTCGTGACGGCTGCGCTCAACGAAGCTGCAACGCTCGGCATCCCGAAACTAACCGCTGACCTCATCAAGGGGGTGTGACATGTCTCATGAATCAGACAAACAGAATCAAATGATTATGGAACGGCTGGCTCAGACACAACTGGCCGTCAACGTGCTGCACGCCAACGGGTTGTCGGTGATGGATATCAACCGTATCGGGAGTCATCCGGTTATCAAAATCTACCGGGGACCGGGTTGCATTCACCTCAAGGGAGCGTGGAAGCGCCGAATTATTGTCGACCATGTGAAGTGCTACGAGTGGGTTGCTGACATTTCTGGTTGCAAGGTCGTTTGGGAGGAGAAGGACTGATGAGCCTCTACGACTACTACATCATCGACGTCGTCGCGACACGGACTGAAGGGCGCGTGGTGTTCTGGGGTAAAGGCGACTGCCTGTTTACCACCAAGCCGCAGCGCGCCCTGGTGATCACCGAGGAAAGTGTCAACGCAAACCTGAACCGCTACGACGACGGCAAGCATACCCGCGCCGTGCTGTGCAGCGCGGTGCACAACCACACCGGCGACCTGATGGAGCTGCTGCAGTACCGCAAGCCTCAAGCAACTGAAGTGGAGATGATCGCATGAGCGCCCAGGTACCCATCCCGCAGAAGATCCCCGAGGGGTATCTGCAGAACTACCGCGGCGATCTGATTCAGATCGCCAACATCCCCGAACAGGACCAGCTACGCGACCAGGTGGTCTCGCAGCTGGCTCCGGCCGCGGTGGAACTGAGCCGTCAGCTGGCTGAGTTCAAGGCGCGGGCGCTGGGTGATATCGACGACCTGATCGATATCGCTAAGGAACGCCTGGGCATTCAGCTCGGGGGTAAGAAGGGCAACGTGGAGATCACCTCCTACGATGGCCGTTTCAAAATTATCCGCTCCTTCCGAGATCTGATTGCCTTCACGGAGGAGGTAGAAGCAGCCAGAGCGCTGATCGAAGCCTGCATCGAACGCTGGGGTGTCGGTGCCAGCACGATGCGCAGCGTGTTTGAAGCGGCCTTCGGTATTAAGGATGGCCAGGTCCGCACCTACCGGCTGCTGGAGATGCTGAGCTGGGATATCGCCGACGACGAAGAATGGGATCGCGCCATGCAGGCACTGCGGGCGGCGATGCGCAACTCCGGTACCGCCGTCTATGTCCGGGTGTATGAGCGGATCTCTGAAACGGAGTGGAACCTGATCCCGCTCGATATCGCCAAGGTTGGGGGTGCGTGATGGGCAAGTCACTTTATTACGGCGACGACGGCGTATATGCGGTTGAGCAGTTCGACCAGGTAGAGATGAGGCTGGATGGGCACACCTTTGACGGTGTGATCAGAAAGATCCATCCACGTACCGGAGAGGTGACCGTCGCCTATCAGGACTACCGGCGCAGTAATCGCGCCGGCGACCCACACAAAACATCTGCGAAGGTGCCCGTAGCCGACGTGGAACTGATGCAGCGCGATATGTGAGGTGAATCATGGACGTATTCGACCAGACCGACGTTATCGAATCCCAGGTTCTGGAGCTGACGATCGACGCAGCGCGTAAAGCCGGCCGCGAGCTGGAGCCGATCGGCGAGTGCCACAACTGCGGCGAGCCGTTCGGCCCGGCCGGCGCGGAAAAGCTGTTCTGCGACGACGAGTGCGCGAAGGATTGGGAGAGGTTCAAGCATGTCGGTCATTAATCACGAAAGCCTGGAGGCGGACCTGGTGTTTCTGGGCCGCATGACCTCCGGCCAGGCAGAGGCCGCGATCCGACTGCTCGGCGAAACCCACGCACGGCCGGATGAGGTGTGAGATGAGCATCAAAAAACAGGATCTGGTCGACTGGATTAAGCCGCATTGGGTGAGACCGTTTTGGCCACTAATCGCAGTAGGGAATGCCATTGTGGGGATGTGCGTGATTGCTGCTGTAGCAATATGGACCGAGCGTAATCAGTTTCGCTGGCTCCTGAGCGTTTCTTGGCAGCTCGCTACGTACCAGGTGACCGATGAACCGACAGATAACGGCTCCGAGGTATGACATGACAACTGTCACTATCACCCTGACCGATAACGACCACGGCCACGTCGAAGTGAACATCAGTGGCATGGCAGAACCAGGGACGCTACCGACGCCGGCCCAGTCGTTCGGAGAAGCGCTGCGTGCAGCGATTAACGAGTTGCACCCGTGCATCACGGGGATGGGTAATAACGTCTGCTATTACTGCGACGGCACATGTGACCGACGCGTATGAAGGGTGGTGGTGCCGACTCTATGAGCCGGCACCACCGGCGCGGATTTTGCCATTACGCGCCCACTAAATTTAGTCGCTGGACGACGGGGCGGTATAGGAAAAATTCCTATTTTTTGGAGAGTGTAATGAAGCTGGGTCGCTGCCCGAAATGCCACGGGAATATTCACCTGGAGGATGTCGTCCAGGACGAGTCCGCCAGCAAACTGCTAGCGCTGGTCGCGGATCTCGACCGAATTCCTGGCCGTGTGTTGGTCTCGTATATGACGCTGTTTCGTTCCACCTCGCGCGATCTGACATTCGACCGAGCCCTACGTATTGCGAATGAAGTTATGGAACTGGCCCCGATCGAGCAGCTCGCACCGGCCATGGTCAATGTCGTTGAGCAGATGCGCAACAAGCAGGCAACGGGCGGTTTCAAACCGCTGACGAATCACGCCTACCTGCGCAAAGTGATCGAGTCGGCTGCCGGTACCGGTGTCGTCGAAGGCAACATCGAAGAACTGCCGGCCGAGGCACGCAATAGCAAAAGCGATAAGCGCAGCCGCGTCAGTGCCGCGCTCATGGACATAAAGGATACCGACTGGTGAGCACCGTGAAGAAAAACCCACAGCGCACCCGCGACCTGGCTGCCATCCATGCCGCAAAGCGAGATCTCGCACTGGACGAAGATCTGTATCGGGATCTGCTGCAGCAGTGGACAGGTAAGCGCAGCTCCGCGGATCTGAATGCCCGTGAGCGCGCCAAAGTGCTCTTTGAGCTTGGAAAACTAGGCGGGCAGCGTCAGCCTCGTCAGCCCATTGGACAGCATCCAGGAACACCCCACAACCTGAATACCCAGCCGATGCTGCAGAAGATCGAAGCGCAGCTGGCCGATATGGGGTTGCCATGGGCCTATGCCGACTCGATCGCACGTCAGCAGTTCCGGATTGACAGGGTCGCCTGGCTGAAGGAGCGCCCGCAGTTTGACGCCGTGATCGCTGCGCTGCATGTCGAGCAGGAAAAGCGATCGCTGTTGACCTGTGTCGAGCGCGAAATGCTACGCCTCGGCCTCACAGATGCCGATATCGAGCGTGACTATCGCCTGCGGAAAGGCTGGATGCGCAACCGCGCTGCCCTGAATCGGCTGCTCTCAATCCTGAGTCAGAAGGAGGTTTGATATGGCACGTGATGGTACCGCGATGGAAGGACGTCGCCACGAGCTCCTGGAGGATATTCATTCGCGGGCGGCGGAGATTGCTCAAGAGCTAGGTGTTGAGCGAGAACAGGCTGATCAAATCGGCTGCGCGATCGCTAATCACCTGGCAGAGAATTGGGGTGGCCAGAATTTCACGATTCCAATGGATCATCACTACCGAGTGAGCAAGCGCGACCAGCAGATCTATGACGAGTTCGACGGTCGCAACCATCACATCCTGGCGCGCAAATTCAACATGAGCGTACGTGGCATTTATAAAGTCATCGCACGCGTCCGCGCCAAGGGCGACCCGGATCAGCACGTCCTGTTCTGATCCGGCTTTGCTATTTCATCCTGCGCAATACGATTTCAAAACCCCATCCCAATCTATGCCCCGCCATCCCATGCCATCCCGCATTTATCGCACATCCCCTGGATATTTATCTCACCTCTAAACACGATGC